ACTACCACGGTTGCTTATGTCGATGAACCGCTGCGTCCTCGTTTCTTCTAAGGTACTTTTGGTACCCAAACGCGCAGCGACCAGTGCTTGCACCCGATCATCGTCATGCTCTGCTAGTGCTTTGAACTCCTCATCGGACTTAGCAAATGCGTATGTCTCCTTACCAGTACGCGCACTAATCTTCATGGGTGGCTCAACGCCGAAACCTTTCAGCAACTCAGCGAACTTCGGGTTGGACATGAGATCGTCCTTCGACGCACCTGCATCCTCTAACAACTTATCCTTACGGTCTTTGATGTCTTCGAGGTGGCTGTCCAGTAGCCCACGATCTAACTCGACTGTCGGCTCAGTGAACATGCGTAGCGTCAGATCAATCAACCGCAACTCGCGCTTCGGGAACCGTCGTCCCATTATGCCAAACAGCTTGTATGTTAGGTCAACGTCATTGATGCAATAGTCCCCATACAATTCTAAATCGGCATCGCTAAAATCTAGTCGTCGCTTGCCAAGTGCTCTGACGACTTCATTGCCTTTCTCACCAATATTATATCGCTCAGCCAACGCTTTGAGTGCACCACGAGCCTCGACCCCATGTAAAGCACGGGAAATACACAGAGTATCGGTAAGAGCGCGAGGACGGATATTAAAATGCCAACTAAGAATAGCACCGTCAAACATAGTATTGTGGGCAAGTACCATACTGTTGTCCCAATCGTACGCGGCGAGATACTTCGCAATCTGTTCCTTAGTCCCACTAGCCCACTCCGTTTCTTCATTGTTAAGTTTTACGGCTACACCAATGACTTCAAATCTGTCGTCACGGATGTAGGCTTCTGTTGTCATCTTAGACAGAGAGTAATCCCTGTCGTAAAACGTCTCAAAGTCTAACGTAATTAAGTCCATCACTTGCTCACAATCTCGCCGCCACACGCCATGTATCCGCACGCGTCAATCCAGTTGTCGAGGTGCCACTCGTTCTGCCGAATGCGTGCCAACTTAAGCATGGTCATCATAACCGCAACGTCCTGTGGTCTGATGAAGTCAATGCCGAGATGGGTGTTCCAGTAAGATGCTATGGTGCGAAAGTTATCTTCCATGTCGCCGTGATCTGCTGCGCGGTCACGTGTGACGTAATCCTTGGCTGTGTCTAACACGTCAGCCCGAGACATCTGTATCTTTTCCTTGGGGGTTGGCATCGGTGCGTCTACCAATGCATACGGATCAAACGGCTCTTCACGCCAGTCGGGTGTTCCAATGCGGTCTACAAGTTTGCAAACAAATTCTAATTCTACATTACACGCTTCGGCTACGTCCTGTAGTTTCGCTTTGCGGTTGGCAACTAGGTATGCCCACACCTTTTCTTCTTTTTTAGTCATGTCGTTCTCCAATTAAAATGTCGGCTCCCATAGCACGCCCTGTTCTGAGAGGGCTTCGTAGTGTGCTAGTTCGCTTCTGATTATCGGGACGTCTGGTGTCTCGTCCCACTCTGCATCTGATAACTCCTTACGCAGACGCTTCACTGTACTGGCTACGTCAATTAGCCTTGCGTCTATTTCGTTCGGCATACCACATTCCCAACTTCCAAATTAGTTTGTATGGCGACCACTTCGGTGCCAGTAGATACGCGGCCTCGCAATGCAAGTACACGTCATTCCAGTCGTTTGACGATTTCATTTCACATCCTTTCTCGGCAAACCATAGTTCTTCTTCATGTGCGACACGGCTTGGTGACTGATGCCAAGTATCTCCCCGATCTCCCGCACCTTCATACCCTTGTGCAGCATCCTGTTAACAACTTTAGCCTTGGGTGATAGCTTGATTGTTATGTCACGTGGTGCTTGAACATCGGCACGTTGTGACGGACGTCCACCCTTCAGCCCATTCTCTCGTGCCTGTTGATAATTGACCGCAGGGGCTTGCAACTTCTTGTTCACTTCCCTGTCGATCTTGTTCTGCTTCAACCATGCTGCGCGGTATAACTCCTCATACGCTTCGCGGTTCATATGTTATATCCCTCTCGTCGCCTGTTAGACACAAACTTTGTTAAATCATCTTTCGCGTACCAGTAGCGTTGTTGTGCTGATGGTGATGCATCGCGCTTGTGCTGTGCTTCCATCCAAAAATCTACCTGTCGTTTTAAGAACCGATACTCTTCCTCAAGTGCAGGTGTTAGTTTATCGCGTTTAACTTCCTGCGCGTCTGACATGTTACTCTCCTTCTGGTCTAAGTTTTGGTCTCAATATGAATGACACTTCATCGCTGACATAACATGCCATCATGATGTCTGTGCCGTAAAGTTCATATAGCTGATTGTAGATCGGATCGCCAAGATTGTCATTCATAGCTTCCTGACAATGGCTCTCCCGCGAATACCAGACAGCGGCCTTTACAGGCTCACCGTCAATGGCATAGCTTATTACAAGCGCAGTGTAATAATAGATCACAACGTGAACCAGTCGGTCTTAGGTGCCCACATGCAGAATGATGCGCTGTCTTGCATACCACTCGCATACACCTTGGACTTGGCTAGCTTGCCGTTGTGGTGCATCCGCTCCAACACTTTCGCTATGGCAACGGTTTCGGTACCCAAGGCTGCTGCAACCTCGGCTGTTGTGCGCGGGAAGTGATCCTCTTCATCAAGGAACAATGACGTAACACGTTCTTCCCACGTGGCTTCGGTTACTACCTCGTCCTGTCGTAATGTGTTGTCAACCATACGCACCGCTTGCCACGGTGTCATATGTGCCTTGTCTGGTTTATTCGGCATGACAATCATGTCGGCTGACATGCCCACGTCTACGTTGTGCGCACGCACAACACTCGGATGGATAAAGACGTCCTCGCCGTTCTCCACGTTAATCCCAAACGCAACATCGTTTTCAAGACGTTTGTTGCAATAGATTGTCACTGTCATAAGTTTATTAAGCATGGCTTGTTGTTTAACCTCTTTAAGCACTCTCTTTGATCGGCGCGTCATCACGCAGTACGAGAACAATGTCCTCAATACTTGTTAAGTCTACGCCTATGTGTTCAGCGCAGCCACGATAGCGGTCAAGCCACGCGGCAAGCGAAATACCTGCCTGTTTACGCAACTCTGCTTGTGACTGTGCACTTTCAGGGTCAAACGCCACGTAGCCGCCACCCTGTTTTCGTGTTGTAGTTGGTGAAATCATAGCAGGGTATTCAGTCACTTTTATTGACCGCACCTCGCTCTCAATAACTTCACTCTTCACAACGATACGTAAGCCCGACACAAACTGCCGCGCTAACTGTAGCTTCGCTTGCCATAGCAGGTGGTCATCCTGTCCATGAAACGCTTTGTAGGCAACGTGATCTGGTTTGTCTTGCAACCACGTAACAAACTCTTCTGCTACAAAAGAATTTTTACCTGTATCGTTTAGATAATCGTCGATTATCTTCTGCTTAGTTTTCTTCGAAAATTTAGCCATATCATTCTCCACTTAGCTAATTACACTTATACTTTGACCGCCTTGACACACTGCGCCTGACCCAACCCGACCAAAACCTGCCCTGACCGCCTGAACTTGCCGTACCGCGCCTAACCCAACCCGACCATGACGTACCCAACCGCAACATACCTCGACCGCCTGAACTTGCCGTGCCGAGCCTTAACGCACCCGAACGCGCCGTACCCAACCTGAACCGCCTGACCCAGACTAACCGAACCCTAACGTGCCCTGCCATAACCGCCTCGCCAAACCATACCCGACCGCGCCGAACCGAACCTTACAAGAACACATCTTGCCACAACCGCCTGACCGTGCCCAACCTGAACGGACCATACCTAGACCGCCTGAACGGACCTAAACGGACCCAACCATCCTCAACGTAACACGCCTCAACCGCCTAACCTTGTCTTGCGTAACCCCAACTTACCTTGACCTAAACTCAACTTAACCGCCAAAACCAACCTTGCCTAACGCCACCTAAACTTGACGCACCCCGCCTCAACCGACATACCGTAACCGTGGATTGGGGCGGCGTACCGCCCCGCTTCCATTAAGCTGCTCTACGAACACGCTCTTCTTGTAGGAACTGCATCAACTCTGCAGTCTCGTGGTCAGCGCACTCTGGGTGTTCAATCGCCAACTCTTGCACTTCACGCGCTTCCTGTGTGATGTCATCCCACAACTCTTTGTACTCACCCATGTCTTCCGAACTTGTCACTGCCCATGTGCCATAAGACCCACGACCTTTCTCCTGACGGAAATCACCGATGCCGACAATCTGCCCTGCGTTAGCAAGCAAAGATATAATACCCTGCGCACTAAACGTAGGTGTAACAAATTTTATCGTCACCTCTGCGCACCAGTTTGGTAAGTACGCTCTGGTACGAACGTCTGGTGTGCGGTTCATATCGGCTGAGCGCACGATGTCCATTTTAAGATACGGCTTACCCCATATCTGTATTTTGTTTTCTGGCAAGTAGATCAAACGCTGCACTGATGCCTTAGTGATACCCGCAGTTTCCAACGCTGCTGTAGCCATAGCACCTTTCACCCCCGCTGCAGGGAAATACAACGCTGTATCACCATCTTTCTTGGTGTACATTGTCTCCCGATATTCTACTTCGGGGTTGTGTTTGATCTCTTTTTTCTGCGCTGCTGTCTTACGACCTGCACCGACTAACAAGTCTCGCATGGCCTTTGACCCCATACTATTAAAGTACATCGGTGTTTGACCAATCATACGCAGCTTTATCTGACCTTGCTTCAAAGTGTGAATTTGAATGCTGTCTGATGTTGATTTTTTAGTAGCCATATCGTTCTCCATATTTATAGGCTTTGTAGAGTGTCCTCTACGTCTGAGATGTTGTCCTCATTGACAACAAGTGAAATGCCACCTGATGCTTGAATTTCCTTCAAGTTCTTTTCTTGCAGTGGCGTGGGTTTATTCTTACCCGCTTTACATTCTATCCCAATGAAGCGTCCGTTGTAGCACGCTATTATGTCTGGCACTCCGCTACGCCCATACCCACCTGTCACTGGGTAAAAGAAGTAAGCGTTATGCTGTTTTAGCAATGCTACAACTTTCTTTTTAACTTTTGCTTCTGGGGTCATCATCTTGTCCTCTCGCGGTAACTGGTGTCAACAATTATTTTTA